GGCGGCACGAGTGGCGCGCCACTTCCTCACCTTGTCGCTCTCCAGCGATGCGTTCAGGCGGTCGATCAGGTCACCGACCTCTAGCTCTTCACCATCTGGCCCAAGGATTTGGTTGTCGTCCTCCGACCAGCCGTAACGACCCGGCTTCCATCGCAGTCTGTCTCTCATGACACGGCCTCCTCCTGGCTCGTTGACATCATCTGGTCCGCCACTGGCCCGACATCCGGCACGCTCATGCCGGTCTCGTCCATGACGCGCTTGACCTCGGCGGCGATCTGCTCCTCGTCCCAGTCGGCGTGCAGCATGCGCACCTTGGTGTCGACCGAGACGGCGGCGGCGCGGTTGAGCGTCTCGACGGTGCGCGAGAGCGCTTCGGCGTCGGGCTGCACCGCGTCGGGCCAGGCCACCGTGACCTCGCCCGAGGCGCCGGTCGCGAAAAGCAGCGCGTCGAGCTCCAGCCAGGTCGTGAGCAGCGGCTCCAGCGCCTGTGACCAGTAGCGCGTCTTCTTGTCCCTCGTGCGGTTGCTCTTGCGCTCCCGGGCCGTGACCTCGGTGGCGGTCTGCGTGCCCTCGGCGTTCCTTCCGAAGGTCGAGGCCGAGTAGCCGGCGGCGTCGAGGATCTGGCCGGTGAGGTCGGCCGCCGTGTCCATGTGCTCCTTCACGCGGATGGCGAACTGCTGCGCTGTGATCTGCGACGGGGCGCCTGCCTGCGGCGGGGCGATGGTGAGCGCCGTAAAGACCTCCTGGTCTTCGTCCCAGTAGGCGCCCTTGCCACGGCCCGCGTCCTTGAGCATGAACTCGGGGACGATGATGCGGCTGCGAGCGAGGCGCACGTCGCGCATCCACGAGGTGTAGGTCTCGTCGAGCGCGTCCATGAGCGGCTCGACGCCGTCGTAGTCGCTGCGCCCGAGCTCGACGAGCTCCTCGATCTTGCGCCAGCGGCGCTGCGGCCGCATGTTGGCGACGTAGGCAGCGGTGAGGCTCTTGACACCGGTGGGGATGGTCGCCGTCGTGCCGCCCTCGTCGGCGAACTCGACGTAGGGCGCGGTCGAGGGATGCTCGGCCAGGGGCCGCGCGCTGCCGAGGGTCTTTGCGTCACCTCGGTAGAGGCCGTGGTAGATGGCCTCCGGATCGTGACGCTCGAGATGCCGGATCACCTCCTGGTCGCCCTTGCTGCCTCTGTACTCGGTGAAGAACGTCACCGCGACGAGCTTGTTCCAGCGCCACTCGCCGATCGCCGAGTCGGCGGCGACGGTGTCGAGCATCACGTGACCTGCGACCTCCTTGTCCCAGACCAGGCGCAGCCAGCCGCCCCCGAGGGCGGCGACGATCTCGGCGCACTCGACGAGCGAGGCGTGGAAGTCGCCGGTGTTGAGGTGGTCGTCGAGACGCTGCTTCGTCGCGTCGCTCGCCTCGGCGACGGTGAACTGCGGCGGTTCGGAGAAGAGCAGGTCGGCGGAAGCGGTCGCGATGTCGGCGGCGAGCGGCACGTGCAGGCGGGACTTGCGCTGGCCGCTCGTCGACGGGCGCCCCCAGAAGAAGCGTGCGACGGCCGGGATGACGCCGCCCTCGCGACTCGTCAGCGGTTCGAACGACGCCTCCCTAGTGGGCGCCGCGTAGCCCCCGCCGCCGACGGCGCCGTAGGCCGCCGAGAGGCCCTCCGGGTCGCCGACCAGCCAGGCGCTCCACAGCGCCTGCTGCGCCAGGGCGACGTTCTGCGGTGGAGGCGGCCAGGCGCCGCCTGTGGGCAGGGTCATGCTGCCTCCTTGAGGTCGAGAGCGATGGTGAGGGGCACGACGGAGCCCCAGATCGTCATGGTCGAGTAGATGGCGTAGCGCAGCGCGTCGCAGCAGTCGTCGTTGGCCTTCACGGGGGCGTCTTCGCCGCGGGCCGTCGCCCTGGGGTCCCAGACGTAGCCCGGGATCTCGGCGATGAGGTGGCGGCAGGCGTCGGAGACGACGAGGCGGTCGGTGGCGAGCAGGCTGGCGATCGTGCGCACGCCGGGCACGACGGCGTTGTGCGCGTCCATCACGTTGGGCAGGCCGTCGGTGAAGAGCTGCAGCTTGAACGAGGCCGCCGCCGGGTCGACGCAGACCCACTCCGGGGAGCGCCCGCCGATCCAGCGCCGGAAGTCGATCGAGTAGCCGACGTCGGTCATGCGCCCGGGCGCCCACTCGTCGACGACCACGAGCCGCGGCTGGGCCTCGGACGAGATGCCGACGAGGTAGCCCCGCGTCGGATGCGTGGTGCCGTAGTCGATGCCGACGGACAGCAGGCGGCCGATCGGCGGCAGCGACGCCGGCGGGCGCACGTGGCGGTCGGGGTCCCAGTCCTCATAGACGGAGCCCTCGGCGACGCACCACTCGCCGTCGATCAGGCGCCGGCGCCAGAGGCCGGTGTACTCGGCGCGGATGGCCTCGACGAAGGACTCCGGAAGGTAGGGGTTGTCGGCGAGGCGGAACTGGAAGCGCGCCAGCCCGAGCTCGTCGGCGCGGTCGAGGTACTTGACCTTGAGCCAGTGCATCGGCGAGTCGGGGTTCGTGGTCGCGATGAGGCGCGCATCCTCGAGCGAGAGGCGGGAGAGGAGCATCGTGTAGAAGCTCTCCGGCACCGTGCTCGCCTCGTCGACGTAGGCCCCGATCAGGGTGAGGCCGCGGATCTTCTCCTCGGCGCGCTCGTCGTTGGCGCCCACCAGGTAGACGCGCCGGCCGCAGACGAAGAGCTCGCCGGAGCCGCCGACGTAGCGGCAGCGCTGATTGCCGAGCAGCTCGATCAGCGGGTCGACGACGTTGCGCTTCAGGGTGCGCTCCGTCTTGCCGGCCATGAGCAGGTTGCCGGGCGGGGCGTGGCGGCAGTAGTCGATCCAGGCGATGTCGGCGCCGACGCTCTTGCCCGACCGCACGCTGCCGTCGCAGATCGTCATGCGGCTCGCCGAGAGCGAGTCCCAGACGGCGCGCTGCTTGGCGGTCAGGCCGGTGAGGATCACGACTTCTCTCTGAGCGAGGCGAGCCAGTCGTCGACCACGCTGGCCGCGGCGGCGTGGGCCTCGCGGTCCTCGAGCTCGGAGACGGTCTTGGCGAAGTCGCGCGCCGCCGCCATGGTCGTGGCCGGCGGCACCTCGTCGCGCTTCAGCTGCAGCATGTACTTCTCCAGCGAGGCGTCACGCGCCTCGGCGAAACGCAGCTGTGCCCGGCGCCTGACCTGGGGCGCCGAGCCGCCGTGCACGCGGCAGACGGTGCCGCCGATGATGGCCCAGTTCTTGCAGGGTTGCTTGGTCCTGCAGCTGTGCGCCTTGCAGCGCCTGCGCTGGACGGAGTCGGGGATGCCGTGGTTCACAGCCGTCTATCGTCGCCGCTTCGCAGGGCGGGCGGCGGGTACACTTTCCTCCCGGCCGAGGTAGGTGTAGGTGCCGGTGTGCGAGCCCTCGATCCGGTAGCCGTGGCGGCGCAGGCGGCGGATGTGGCCCTTGACGCACCACCAGACTCGCGGCGCCGCCGATTCGATGCCGAGCGAGCGGTAGACGTTGACCGGAGCACCCTGCCTGGTGACGAAGAGCTCGAGGATCCGCGGGCCGAGAGTGGGGTCGTGCGCCGGATTGTAGTCGCGCACCTTGCGGCGGCAGGGCGTACACACGCAGGTGCCAGGCACTTCGTCGGCGGCGATCTGGCAGCCGCACGAGCTGCAGCGGCGCTCCGGCGGCGCGCTCAGAGCGACCTCACATGTCGAGGCAAAGGGCACAGAGCCCAAGCTAGGCGATGCAGCGGACGCCTCTTGCGGTCCATTCGCGGTCGAGCGGTCGCGCAGCCGGGCGACTCGCGGCGCACCAGGCCGACTCAGCGCACCGGAAACGCCCTGCTAAACGACGGCTTCAGCGACTCAGGCGACCGCCTCCGCAGGCGCCCCAGCGGATTCGAATTCCGTTGGGGGCACCAGCTCCATCCCCGCCAGAAGCGCCTACTTTGCAGGAGCTTCTCCGGACGCCTTGCCACCGGTGATGACCGAGAGGCCGCGTTTGCGGTCGGTTTGCGGTCGAGCGCCGCGAGAGCGCTCCGCGACGAGGGCCTCGTCGAAGGCGCCCACGGCGGCGCGCTGCAGCTCGGGGACCGCCTCGACGTAGTAGTCGAAGGTCGTGCGCACGTCGACGTGGCCGAGCAGGTCGCGCAGGCTCTCGGGGTCGAGCAGTTGCCGGGTGGCGAAGTAGGTGGCGTAGGCCCGGCGCAGGTCGTGGAGCGAGAGTGAGAAGCCGCGGCGCTGGGCGATCTCGATGAACGAGTGGCTCACCGTGTCGGGCACCAGGTGCGAGCCGTCGCCCTTGGCGCAGACGAAGCCCTCGCCGGCGTAGCCAGGACCGGCGACCGTGCGCTCGGCGTCCTGGCGATCGCGATGAGCGCGCAGCTCGGCGACCGTCGAGGGCGGGATCGGGATGCGGCGCACCCGGTCACGCTTGGTCCCCTTGAGGAAGACGCCCTCGGCCTTGGTCTGCGAGAGCGAGGCGCAGATGACCGCGACGCCGTGCTCGAGGTCGACGTTCTCCCAGGTCAAGGCGAGCGCCTCCCCGCGGCGCACGTCGCAGGTCAGGCAGAGCAGGGCGCACATGAACACCGCCCGGCCGCGGCAGGCTTCGACCGCGGACAGGGCCTCGGCGAGCGATGGCGCCGGCTGCTTGACGCTGCGCCCCCGCGGGGCCGCGACGCGGCGCACGGGGTTCGTGCGCACCATGCCCATGTCGAGCGCCCACTCGTAGGCTCCGGAGAGCACGGCGCGCTGCTGGCGCACGGTGGCCGGCGCATAGCCCTTGCCGTCGACGCGGCCGCCTGCGAGCTGCTCGGTCTGCCACTTCTGCACCGCGATCGGGCGCAGGCGACTGGCGAGCAGCTCGCCGAAGGCGGGCACGAGCGCATCGTCGACGATACCGGCGTAGCGTTCGCGCGTCTTGGCGCCGAGCTTGGCGTGCTCGAGGTAGCCGGCGAGGAGCTCGGCGACGGTGAGCTTGGCGTCGGCCTCGACGCCGCCGCGGATCTCGTCCTTGCGGGCGTCGATGGCGTCGAGGGCCGCTGTGCGAGTCGCGAAGCTGCCCACGACCTCACGTCGCGGGCCGCCGTTGGCGGCGTCGACGTAGAGCCGCGCCTGCCAGGAGACGCGCCCGGTGCGTCCTGAAACCCGCTTGTCGGCGTGGCCCTTCACTTACCCCCTCTCGATGCCCGCGAAGTCTACGCGCCGGCGGCGACGGACTCCAGCGTCGCGAGCCCCGGCCAGACGACCTTCTCAAGCGCCGCTGCGTTGACCTGCGGCACGCTGGCGACCGGCTCGCCGTAGGCGTCCCTGGCCATGCACCAGAGCAGGTAGGCGTCGGCCTCGTTGTTGTCCGAGCCCTCGAAGCCGAAGCGCCGGATCGCGGCGGCGATCATCTCGTCCTTGCCGCAGTTGCCCTTGCCGGTCGCGTACTTCTTCAGGCTGGAGGGGGCGACGTCCACGAACGGCACGCCGAGGCGGTGGAGCAGGAGGCGCACGCAGCCGCCGAGCTCGCCGATGTCAAACACCGCGCGACCCTTGCTGCCGAACGAGTAGCCCTCCAGGACCACGAGCTCGACGTCGTCGTCACGGCAGAAGCCGCGCACCTCGTCGACGATCGCCGAGAGGCGCGCGGCGCCCGACAGCCCCTTGGAGGCGATGCAGGTCGTGGTGCCGTCAGGCCGGCAGACGCCGCTGCGGACGAGTGAGAGATCGAGGGCGAGGATCTGCGTCTTCACGCCCGGGCCTCTTCACGAGCGACGACCGCGAAGCGGTGGCCGTAGTCGGCGGGGATGATCACGGCGTCGGAGCGGCGCTCAGCGCCGTCGTCCTCGCCGCGGACAGTGAAGTCGTCGAGACCTCCGGCGAAGCCGTCGACCGCGCTGCAGTAGTCAGCGATCAGCTCGAGGTACGTCGTGTGCTCGCCGATCTCGGTGACGTGCGGCTCGTCGTCACCGGGCCACAGGACGACCACGCAGGGCGTGAACCCCGGGACGTCCGGTGCGAGGCGCCCGACGTCGGCGTAGCCGGCCGTCTTGACCTCGCCCGTGATCGGGTCGACGTCGGGTGCTTCGGCGTCGCGCTTCATGTCGAGCATCACCTCGGCCGCGGTGGCGACGCCGGCGGTGATGCGCTCCTTGCGCAGGTTCTCCTCGGCGTCGTCGCGGAGGATGATCGCGGCCGCCAGCTTGATACGCGCGTTGACGACGCTCTTCTCCGCCGACTCGACGTCGGCCTGGAAGTGCTCGACGAACTCCTCGGCGATCTGCAGGCGCGTCTTCGCCGGCGGGGTGAACAATGCGGTCTGCGTGGCGGTCTCTTCGACCAGGGTCGTGGTGCCGCTCACCAGGTGCTCCTTCCATGCGTTGTGGCCGTCATCGGTCGTGTCGTTGCCCGGTCGGCCGGAGGGCGTTGCCCAAACCTAGGGAAATACGGTTTGGGCAACGCTCCTCTCAGGCTCGACGAGCCCTTTGGACAGGCAGTTTCGGACGTTGCCCAAATACGTCCCCTTTGGGCAACGCTAAGAGGCAGGCTCATTGGGCTGCCTCGTGCCAGTACGCGAAGACCTGCCCTTTGCCGTCCTCGCGGGTCTGTTTCGCACGTCCGACGACGGCTCGTTTGACCAGGTCACTCAGTGCCCTGCTGCACGTCGAGTGGGGCAGTTCGGTCTTGTCGCGGATCTCCGACTCGGGGATTGCCCAGGCCTCGTTCATGGGCAGCACGGACAGCACGAGATCCTCGGCTTCCTTCGCCCTGGCCGCCTCGCCGAAGGCGACCATGTGGTAGCGGTTGTCGCCGTTGAGCTCGACCGTCACCGCCGCCGGCGTCTCGTCGAAGCGGCCCACCCCGAGGAGCTCGCGGCGGTTCTCGTGACCGCGGCCCCTGGTACGGCGCAGGCTCAGGAGGATGTCCATCGCGCCGCCGAAGGCAGACGACCCGCGCGACGCCTCCCCGATCTCGGCTGTGCCCTTGCGTTCGTGGCGCACGGCGAGCACGGCGCAGCCCGCCTCGGCGATGTGACGCAGCGGCGCCATCGCCGCCAGGGCAGCGCCGGCGGAGTTCTCGTCGTCGCCCCGCAGCCCTGCCCAGTCGGAGAGCGTGTCGACGATCACGAGGCCGACGTGGTGCTGCGTGACGTAGGCGTGGACGAGCTCGCCGACCTGGTCCCACTCCAGTGACCTGACGCTCGCGCGCAGGAGGACGTGCCAGTCGGCGCCGAGCTTGAGCTTGCGTGCCTGGCTGGCGTAGCTCGTGCGTCCCTGCTCGGTCAGGTAGAGCACGGGGCAGGTGTAGGTCGCGTGGTCGAGCACCTCGTAGCCCTTGGTGACGCTGGCGGCGATCTGCAGGGCGAGGTGCGTCTTGCCGACCTTCGGCTTGGCGGCGAGCTCGGTCACGGCGCCCTTAGCGAGATAGCCGAACCAGACGTACTCGGGGCGCTCGGGGGCCTCGCTGAGCAGCTGCGAGAGCGAGATGACCGGCAGGTCGGAGGGGCGCTCGTTGCCCGGGTGGCATGGCACGAGCTCCTCGAGCGTCTTGCCGGCTCGGAGGTGGTCGGCTGCATCCTTGCCCTCGACGGCCTCGACGACGCGGATGTCAGCCGCGGTGCCGGCCAGGGCGGCGGCTACCTCGAAGGCGTGCTTGCGCCCAGGCTCGTCGCGGTCGGCGACGATGATCACGTCGGCGCCCTTGAGGATGGCCGTGTACTCGGGCCGCCACTTGCCGGCGCCGCCCGGGTTGGTGGTCGCGACCCCGCCGGCCTCCTCGATCGCGGCGACGTCCTTCTCGCCCTCACAGACGTAGACCGGCAGGCCGGCGGCCACGGCGGTGCGTACGTCAGGCAGGTGGTAGAGGACGCGGCGAGTGTCGCCGAGCTTCCACGCCCAGCCTCCGGCGCCGTCGGGCTTGCGCTGGCGGAAGTCCTTGGGGGCGAAGCGCACGACCTGGTAGAGCAGCTCGCCGTCTTCGTCGGTGTAGTCGTAGGTGGCGACGATCTCGCGCTGCGCGGAGCGCTCCTTGGGCGGGAAGAGGTCGGCCAGCGTGAGGCCGAGCGCCTCGCAGACCTTGGCCGGCTCGCAGCCCGCGAAGCAGGTCAGAAGCACGCGGCCGTCGTCGCCCTCGCCGACCGAGAGACTCTGTTTGCGGTCCTCGTGCGCCGGGCAGCGGGCGATGAACCCGCCGCCCGACTGGCGCTTCACGCCCTCCAGGCGCCCGAGGAGCTCGTCAATGCGCATCGGAGACGATGTCGGCGAAGGTGGTGGCCGCGAACGCGCCCTGCTGCGACAGCTCGCCCTCGAGCTCCTCGAGTGCCAGCAGGTAGCCGTGCCGCACGAGCAGGCGGCGTTCCTCGTCGTGGATGCCGAAGCTGCGCTTACCCGCCATGGCGCGCCGCGTCGCGATCGCGCTGGCGAGGAGGGCGCGGAGGTGGTCAGTCATCGCCGGCCCCCTCGTTGCCGCCCCACTTGAGCCCCGCGAGCCAGGCGTCGACGTCTCCCGTCGTGCCGGTCGACTCGTGCGGCGTGGTCATGCGCCCCGACCGGTAGCCGGCACGCCAGGCATCCTCACGCAGGCCGCAGGCGAACAGCGCGCAGACTGACCAGCCCAGAGCGACGCCGCAGAGCAGGGCGAGGAAGAGCTCGAAGGCGAGGCTCACAGCGTCCACCCCCCGTGCACCGAGCAGCGCTCGGCCGGGTTGCGCCGGGAGAGGATCGTGTAACAGCCCTCGACGGTGCAGACGCGGCCTTCGGGGAAGAGGATCGTGTAGTAGACCTCGCCGTGGTTCCCACCGTGGCCCTGGACCTCGGGCAGCTCCTCGCCGACCTCGACGATGGGCACGTCCATGGTGTTCTTCATGCGCCACAGGGCCCGGGCCACGGCGTTGCGGGTCATGCCGAGCTCGACGGCGATCTGGGTGATCGTCAGCACGCTGCCGGCGAGCAGCCCGTAGATCTCGCGTGCCCGCTTCGAGTTGCCGTGGTCGAGGCGTGGGCGCCCGGCTTCCATGACTACTGCCACTGCCATGTCTCACCGTCCCTGACCGCCATCTGGTAGTGCTCGAGCGCCCGCTCGCGGTCGACCAGGATCCCGGTCGCCGAGCCGTCGGGCATCGTGCGGACGGTGTAGTAGCCGTGCTCGCCCTTGCGCAGCTCGACCGTCGCCCCGAGCGGGGTCTGGTAGCTCGCGAGCAGCACGGAGGCCGCCGCGGGGGCCTTGATCTGACTCAAGACTCAGCCCTCCCTCGAGCGTTCGGGGTAGACCATCCAGAGCAGCAGGTCGCTGCGCACGCGCAGCCGCCCGCCGACCTTGTGGTTCGGTATCTCGGCCCACTCGCCGGCCACCGCGTCGAAGCGCGGACGCACCGTGTCCGAGTCGATGGCGCGGCCCTTGGCGAGGGCCTTGGCGATGCGCTTGCGGTAGGCGGCCAGGAGGCGGAAGCCCAGGTCCCTGCCGATGCCGAGGAACTCGAAGGCGACGGCCGTGTCGACCGTGGGCTCGCGCTCGAGCAGCTGCTCGAGCTCCGACCGAAGGTGCGCGGGGGCGGCAGCGACGCCGCCCCCGCTGGTCTGCGCGCTCACGACGCCACCGCTTGCCGCTCGGGCTCGGCCGCGCCGGAGAGGTAGTCGATGAAGGCGCCGGCCTGCTGCTTGTCGAGCTCGCGCCGGCTGCGCACGCCGGTGAGGCTCTCCATGTAGCGGCGCCACTCGCCCTCGGGAAGCTTCGACTTCTTGAGTAGGGCGGCGATCATGTTGAGCTGCGCCCGGCTCGCCTTGGTCTTCGGTGCCTTGTCGGTGGCCGCGAGGAAGGCTTCTTCATCCGCGTCGAGCTCGTCGTCAGGAGCCTCTGTGGCGACCGCGGAGACCTCTTCGGCCTCCACTACTACTTCGGCGTCCTCGACGTCTTCTGTGGCCTCCTGGGCGCCGACCGCGGCCTCGTCGTCATGGTCGCCGTCCCCGGGCTGCTCGTGCATCGCACGGAAGATGCGCACGGCGATGTCGCGGGGCATCTCGGACCCGGGCCCTTCGTGGCCCAGAGCCGCGGCGTTGGCGAGCAGATCGTCGGCCGAGAGGCCGAGCTCCGTGCCGGCCTCGAGGAGCTTGGTCCAGCCCTCCGCGCCGAGCAGCTCGACCTCGACGGCCTCGGCCTCGTAGTCGTAGTCGCTCGTGACGATGCGCTCGGCCTCGTCCTGGTCGTAGATCCCGGAGAAGCCGAAGGCGATGCGCCTGGCCTGGATACGCGCCTTGTGCTCGAGCATCCGCTTGGTGTGGCTCTGCCAGGGCCCGAGCTTCTTGTACGCCTTGCCGCTCTGACCCTTGCCCTCGAACGCCGGCCGGTAACACTCGTCGAGGTACTCGGTGTGGTCGGTGGGATGATCGCGATCGCGGCGGTAGACGAGGATGCGGACCCACGGCGGGCAGAGCTTGGCGTCCTCGTCGATCCGCTCCCACTCGTCGCGCGGCGGAAGCTCGAGCTCCTCGCCGGCGAACTGCGGATGCTCGTTGGCGATGCGGTTCCACCCGTCGACACCGACGACGGGGACGATGCCGTTCTGCTTGTCGGGGAAGGCGAATATCTCCTTCGTCCAGGGGTTGAGGCCGTACTGGTCGGCGACGACGAGCAAGGCGGCGACCTGGGCGTTCGTGGGCGGCCCGTCCTTGGTCTTGAAGGCGGTCTGGTTGAGCACCGCGAGGACCTCGCTCTTGGGCGTGCCCGGCATGTACTTGGCGCCGAGGCGCTCGAGCAGCGTGGAGCGACGCTCGAGCTCGCGGCTGGGTGTCTTTGTCTCGGTCATCGCGTCACCTGACCACTGGCTCCTCGGTGATCCAGATGCGGACACCGGGGATAGGGTTCTCGGGCGTGGCCATGCCGGAACGCACGGCGGCGCCGATCTTCTTCTCGTCGATCGTCTTGTAGACGTCCGGCACCAGGGCGGCGTCGACGACCTCGAAGTGCGTCTGCTTGCGGTAGGTCACCTTGGCGCCCGAGTCGGTCTCGACGGTCTTGGCCGGGGCGGCCACGGTCGGCACGATCGGGATGACCGGCGGCGGCTCGACGCCGCGCTCGGCGGCCTTCTCGGCGGCGCGCTCCTGGCGCTTCTCGGCCAGCAGGCGCAGGCGCTCCTGCTCCTTGCGCGCCGCCTCCGCCACCTTGAAGCGGTAGGCGCTGGTCTTGCGGGTGAGGATCTCGTCGGCCTCGCGCGCCGGCGCGGCGATGGCGTCGAAGTCCGAGCGGATGAGCTTGACCTGCGCGTTCAGCGGGTCGAGCCAGCGCTTCTTGAGCGCCTCGACGCGCTTGCCGGCCTTGCGCACCTGACTGAGCAGGTCGAGGGCGGCGGCGTTCGTCGCCTCATCGGTGATCTCGAGCTCGCGCGCCTCATCGGCGACGGTGCGCACGGCGCTCTCGGCTGCGACGACCTCGGCGTCCGCGCGATACGGCGCCAGGTCGGTCACTGTGGCTGGAGTTGCCAAGTCAGACTCCTGTCTTCATGACGCCGTAGAGGCCAAGGCAGTAGCCGAAGCCAGCGAAGTCGGCGTCGTGGTGAGTGAGTACGTGCGGCGTGACCTTGCCGGGCTCGTCCTTGGAGAAGAGCAAGACGATGCGCTCGGCCGGCTTGTCGCCGTAGGTCTCGATCGCGGCCCGCCGATAGGCGGCGAGCTGAAAGCGGTGCGACCAGTAGAGGTCGCGCGTGGTCTTGTAGTCGATGATGCAGGGTGACTTGCGCCCCGCCCGGCGCCCGTAGAGGTCGGGCTTGCCGGCGTAGCCGTAGCGCGCGCTGCAGACGGGCTCCTCGACGGCATGGATCTCGTCGAGGTTCTCGTCGAGCCAGCGCTTACCGGACTCCACCGTCGCCCACCACTGCTCTGGCAGATCGAGCGCCAGGAGCTTGTCGCCGCGGGCGTGAGCGGCGAGCCCGGCGTGCACGCTCGTCCCGAAGGCGGCCGCCTCGTCGCGGATCGTGTCAGCCTCCATGCCGACACGCTTGAACCACTCCTCGAGCTGCGGGCTGCGCAGGACGGCGCCGATCACGCTGGTCACGCCGGCGAGCGGGCGCCCGTCGAGGGTGTAGGTGTGGCCCGGCCCTTCGGTCGGCACGAGCAGGCGCTCGCGCATCACAGGTCGGCCCTGTCGAGCCGCGCCTCTTCGCGCCCCTCGCGCAGCATCTCGGCGTGCGAGAGCGGGTCGCTGAAGACCGCGCCGCAGTGGACGCAGTGCCAGCCGTCCGCGCCGCGATCATCGTCTTCGGTGCTCGCGTGGCAGTTCGGGCAGTAGCCGCGGTCGTCGGGCGGCGTCGTCAGCCAGGTGTCGTAGCCGCTCATGACGCGACCCTCCGTGTCGCGACCTCGTAGGAGGCCTCCTTGCGGCGCACGGCGTCGCGCAGGGTGCGGTTGTCCCTGAGAGCCTGGTCAAGGGCGGCGTGCGACGAGATCGCCGTGGCGAGCAGCTCGTGGATGCGGCCCTTCCAGTAGACGACGACGATGTACTCGCGCAGGTCGGTCATCTAGATCAGCCCCTCGGAGCGCGCCAGGACCATGAGCGCGACGAGGAAGATGCCGGCGAAGAGGGCCAGGCCGGGCAGTCCACTGACGAGCCCGGCGACCAGGCCGGCGGCGACGATGAGGAGCAGGAAGCCGGCCATGCCGGCGAAGGTCAGCGCGAGGCGGCTAACCGTGCGTGCAACGCTACCGTGCACGGTATTTCTGCTACGATGCGCGGACAGCCTCGGAGGCTCTAGCGGGTCTTCTCGGGTGCTGAGGGAGGCCGGTCTCTGCCAAGGGTCCCGGCCTCCCGCCTTTTGGCGGTGCAACGTTCCCCCTCTCGATGTTCATGATCTGCTGCCCGTTGGGCTCTCTCTCCTCCTCTCTCGTGCGGTATCAGTCGGGCAGGTACACTCTAGTTATCGCTGTCCAGAGTGTCAAGGGCTGTATCGGCAAACTGTTCTAGAGCTGTAGCGCGAATCCTCTTGAAGCCACCGGACGTGCGGATGTGCGGAAGATCTCCCCGGTCACACATCCGCGAGACGGTGCGTCCGCTGATCGGGTAGCCCCTGCTCGTCAGATAGGCCGCTGCCTCACTCGGCGTCAGGTACTCCTGCTTGCGTGGTCGCGGTGTCACTCCCCCTCCTCGTCGCCCGTGACGGCCACCATAGCACCGCCGGTGGGCCGCGTCGCTCAGGTAATACCTCAGGTCGCGCTCTTGACGAGGTGGGTCCTGGTGGCGCTTGCGGATGCTACACTCAGGCCGGGACGTCACCGACGCCGGAGGGGCCATGCGCGTCATCCTTGTAGCCTGCGCCGCCGGGCTTTCGCTTGCTCTCGTTGCCTGCGGCGGCAACGCATCCGAGCCGGCCGCGCCGAGCTCCACCTCGCCGGCCGCCGTTGCTCCCGCGTCGCCATCGCCGGTCGACCAGAGCGCCGAGCTCGAGCAGGCAGTGCGCGCGTTCTCCGGCGCCTGCCTCTCCGGCGACGCCGAGGCGAGCTGGAAGCTGCTCTCAGAGAAGAGCCGCGACGCCACCTCGAAGGACTCCTGGCGGGCGATCGTGGCGGCGATCGCCGAGCAGTGGGGCGACGCGAAGCTGAAGAGCGTCAAGGTCGTCGCGATCGGCGAGGACGCGGCGCTCGTCACCTACAGATACACCGACCCCGCGATAGACCAGGTGAGAGAACCCTGGGTGCGCGAGGCCGGTGCGTGGCGCTGCGACCAGTAGCTACTCGGAGCTGCCGACGCCGTACTGCTTGATGAACGGCGCCAGGTAGTTGGTCGCCCACATCCCGACACCGGCGATGACAGCGGTGATGATGGTCTTGTACGCCTCGGCGTCGAGACTGAACACGTTCCACTGGTAGTTCGCGAGCGCCCCGAGCAGAGCCCAGAGCGCGACCACGAGCAGGGTCCAGAGCATGCGCTTGTATCCGGTCATTGCTTCACCTCCTCTCGTTTCGAGATCTCGGACGCCAGCACGCGCCAGCGCCCCCGAACGAGCTTGCCGCGCAGGCGCCCCTCGCGCAGGGCGCGGCGCACGGTCCCGGGCCTCTCGCCGGTGAGCGCGCACCACTCGGGCACGCGCAGGTAACGCCTCCCTGCGAGCCGCCCCGTCACGCTGCTGCCCCCAGTTCGACGTGAATGACGTTCATCAGAACAGCACCCCCGCGAAGTCCATTGGATGCTTGGCAGACTTGCTCTGGTTACACGCGGGGCACGCGACCACGAGGTTCTCGGGGCCGTTGGAACCTCCGAGCGCGAGCGGGATCACGTGGTCAACGTGGTAGCCCCTGCCGACCTTCTCGCCGCACCAGTAGCAGTGGCCATGCTGGCGGAGGTACTGCGCGGCCACGTCGTCGGCGCTGTGGTCGCCGCCGGCGTTGCGCTTTCTCGCCGAACGTCGCCGCGAGTTCGCCGCCACCATCTCAGGGTGCTCAGCCTGCCATCTCCTCATGTCCTCCGCGCGCTTCTCCCTGTGCGTCGCACGGTAGGCGCGCTGGTAGGCGAGCTTCTCCTCGCGATGCTCTCGATAGTAGCGAGCGTCTCGTTCAGCGAACCTCTCCCTGTTCGCCAGGTAGTTCCTCCGATGACGCTCGGCCTCTAGTCCGGGGTGTGCCAGCCGCCGCTCCCTCGCGCGCTCGGCAAGTTCCCTCGCGTGCGACTGTCGATATTCGAGATTCGCGATGGCGACGCACGTCTTGCAGCGAGCGCGGAGACCGTGTTTCGAGTTCGGGTGCGGATAGAAGAACTCGCGCGTCGCCGGGAGTTCGGCCCCGCACCTGGTGCAAGTGATCGTCAGCATCCAAATCTCGCGGCGATGTAGGCGGCCACGCGGGCGCGCGTCTCGTGCCCGGTGAGCGATTCGATGCGGTGCACGATCTCGCCGATCACGCGCAGCTCGAGGTCGTGCGCGTCGGGCAGTGCCGAGAGACCCGCGGGAGGCGGCGCGGCGGGGAGAGAGGATGCCGCCTTTGCCGCCTCCTTCGCGGGCTGCTCCTGGGAGGGTTCAGGAGCAGGCGACGTGGGGCCGACGTCGCCGATCGCGAGACGGACGCCATGTCGCTTGGAGAACTCGACCGGCTCGCCCGCCTCGGCGAGGATGTGCGCGTGGTAGAGGATGCTGGAGCGGTGCATGAAGAGCTCTTCGGCGAGCTCCTTGGCGCTCACCCATTCGCCGCCGCGGCGCTTGAGCGCCGCCAGGACGCGCTGGTTGGTCACGTCAGGGTCTCCTCTCTTGCGGTCGCAGGGGCTGCACCGGGGCCCGGGGTTGTCGTGTGCAAGGACGCAGCTGCAGTCGTCGCAGCGGCGCTCGTTGGCGGTCGCGACGGCGCTCACAGGAGCAGCCCGTAGACGGCGAGGAAGACGACCATGGCGACCAGGCCAGCGAAGGCCAGCGCGACCGCCCAGGGCGGCAGGCCGGTCATGCCGGCGCCCCGAGCCCGTAGAGCTCGCGGTCGTGGGCCAGCACGCTGTCGCGGGCGAAGTACGTCACCGGGTCGTCGCCCATGTGCTTCGGCGAGTTGACGACGACGGTGCCCTTGCCGATCTCCTGGATGAACGAGTCGGCGAAGCGGCAGTCGCGGACTTCCCAGCCGTGCGCCCAGAAGCGGTCGGGCACGGCCGCGCGTTCCTCAGCGGTGCCGTTCGTCGAGACGCCGTCCGGGTACTTCGGGGTCCCGTCCGGATTGCGCGTCGTCGTGAGGAGCCAGCTACGCGCGTTGTCGCACAGATCGAAGGAGGCGAGGCTGGTCTGTCCCACAAAATCGCACTCGATGAGGTGCAGCGTGACCTCGCCGGGGATGCCCATGCCGTGCGTGATCGGCGACCAGTCGAACTCGTGATTCGTTGTCGAGCCCGGACGCGGCCCGCCGGTCCCGTGCTCGGGCGGCGAGGGCTGCGCGAGCAGGCCGACGCGCTGGGGGCCGAACTGTCCAGCGGCGTTGCGCACGCCGAAGGTGCAGGACTGCCATGTCAGGTCATGCAGCTCGCCGCCGCCCTCGCGCTGGTCGTTCCACATCTCGAAGAGGCAGCAACCCTCGCGGGAGAACTCGAACTCGCAGCCCGCCCAGAGCACGTCGTGGAAGTCGCCCTTGCTCTTCAGGACCGGGCTCGACCAGTAGGTGTAGTCGCAGGCGTGCCAGACGCGCTCGTTGCCCGGAGCTCGAAAGCGCACGTTGCGGAACGCGGTCTCGTGCGAACCGGGGCGGAACGAGTGCGATCCGCCTGACGCGGAGCGGCCGGCGGTGAGGCCGTGGACGACCGCGCCACTGCCGACCGAGAGCGCCGCCTCGATGATGGTCTGTCCGATGCCGGCCCCGTAGAGGCGCGCGCCGTCGGGCAGCTTCAGCGTCGAGGTGGATGACGTGTAGCGACCCGCCAGCAGTCGCAGAGGTTTGCCGGTAGCGAGCGCCGCCGCAAGTCCGCCCCCGGGCGGGACGGTGATGATGCGGCGCTTGGCCATCACAACCCCCAGCACCTAGTAGGTGACCCATGGTCGCCATCCGCTGCCGCGCCAGAGCTTGAGCCCGCAGGCGAGGTTGCGGCGTGCGTCGAACGGATCGAAGCGGCCGCGGTAGTGGCAGGGGGCGAGCTGCAGAAGGCCGGCGCAGCCGGAGCCCGAGTTGTACGCGCGGGGGTCGCCGCGAGACTCGGCGCGGATGATGCGGCCGAGGGTCCACAGCTCACCAGCAGGCCATCCGGCGCGGATCGCGTCGTCTGCCCAGCGGCCGACTCGGCTTCCGTAGGCCCGAGTCCACCGCCGTACCCAGCGAGCCTCATAGCGTTCCTCGCGCTCGCGAGCCGCGGCGCGTCGGGCAGCGGCTGCGGCAGCGGCGCGGGCCTCGGCCTTCGCCTCAAGCGCCTCAGCGTACGTGTCGCCGCGGCTGCCGCAGTGAGCAGCGCGAGCAGGGCCGGGATCCACGAGACCAAGAGCGGGCGGCGAAAGAGCCGCGGCGACGAGCACTGCGATGACCAGGCGAGGGACATCTCGCATGCCTCCCCCTTGTTTGCCTACAGGGCGGGGCGCGGTCCTGGCTGCGGGCCAGCCGATGGACCGCGCCCCTGTCAGCGAGAGGGGGTACCTTCGTGACGCCCCGAGGCTAGGCGATGCCGAGGACGCCTCGTGCCTAGCGCCACGCCTCGTGGACGAGCTGGTTCGTGAGCGTCAGGCGCGCGGGTAGGCGGAGTGGCGGGCGGTGTAGAGCACGCAGTCGACGACGACGTCGGGCAGAGGCACCGTCCGACGCCTGTCGACCTGGGCGGCGACGAACTGGCGCAGCTCGCGCAGGAAGGGGGCGCAGTCGCTCTCGGCGGCGCAGAGCCGGCAGGGCCGGGTGACGCGGACCTCGGCCACCGGCCTAGCGCCTCCGGTAGCGGTCAACGCGAATCACCGTGTGCGCCTGGCTGAACGGCCGCCATGCCTCGCGCACGGCATCGGACTCGTTGGCGCCGATGGTGGTCAGGCGCTTGAGCACGCCGAGGTTGCCGGTCACGACGGCGATGTGGTCCGGCGTTGCGTCCGTGCCCGGCCAGTTGATGCAGACAAAGTCGCCCTTGCGCGCCAGCACCTTGGCGATGGCCCGGCCCGTCTTGCGCGCCCACTCAGCCCACGACGGCACCCAGCCGAGCAGCTTCGGCAGGTCGCCCCGGTAGCCCGCCTTGTGCAGGAGGAAGACGCAGAAGGCAGCGCAATAGGCGGTCGGGAACGTGATGCCGGCGGCGGCAAGGTACTGTTTGATGCGCGGTCCCCAGTTCGGCGACGTCTCGGCGACCCCGACTTCCTGCCGCGCCAGGGCCGCGATCCGGTGGCGGAACTGCGCCGGGAACAGCGCGTCCATGGTGCGCCGGTCGAACTCGCCGGTCGGCCCGATGCCGACAAACTTCTGGTAGGTCTTGAGCGTGGTGACGCAGGGCTTCCCGACCTTGTTCGTGCGCCAGCGGAAGCCCTTGGCGATGGGCAGGCGGTTGGCCCGGCAGCGGCGGTAGAGGCGGTACTTCATGCGGCGGACGGTCATGGGTCCCTCCTTACGGCGCGCCGAAGAACAGGTAGCTCACGAGCATGACGATGGCCGCGGTGATGATGCTGATCAGCACGTTGGTCACCTTGGACCCGACGTTCCACATCACCCAGACGCGACGGTCGCCCGTGTAGTCGGTCTCTTCGGGGTCGCCTTCGCGGCGCGGCATGCGGTGCTCCTCGCTCATGTGGGCCTCGTGGCGGACACTGTGCTCCGAGGTGATGAGGTCACGCACGCGGCGCTCGCAGGTCGTCGCCTGCTCGTGGCGCCATTTCTCAAGCACGGTGATGCGCTCGTCGCGCAGCAGGGCTTCGGCGCAGTGGCTTTCGAGTATCGTCACGGTCTCGTTATGGCGCTCTTTCGAGGAGGCGATGATGCGCTGCTCGCGGGCGATGGCGTCCTCGTCGATGGCGAGCGCGAGTTCGACAGCGTCGGTCGCTGTCAGCGCGTGGCCGTTGCGGTTGGTCACCCACTGGCGGACCTTGCTCTCTGCGTTGTCGGTCACGCTGGTCTCCAGTTGTCGCGTTTGTGGGTCACCGGCGCCGCCTGCGAGGGGCTCGATAGCTCGTCCCGCTCCCGCTGCCGATGCGCTCGCGAGGAGAGCTGACGTGCGGCCGCGCCCGGGCGGTGATGCGCGCCACGAAGTCGCGACGGTCCTCGCCGACTCCGAGCGTCGCCACTCCGCCATCGACGCCCATCTCAAAGCTCGTGATGAGGAGCCGCGTCGTCGCGCCGAGAGCGGACTCCATGTTGCTCTCACCCACGTAGTCTCCAGCCCGCACGTAGGCGAGGTTCTTGGTCCCGCCGCCGCGCTTCGGGATGGTCGGGGTGGCGATGGTGATGCTCCCCGCGTAGGCGTTCGCGCCGAGCCAGGCGATGATCTGGTCGCCGATGGCCTCGGCCTGCTGCGTCTCCAGCAGCAGGCCAGCCCAGTCCTCCCACACGTCGATGAAGTAGCTGGCGTCGGTCCAGTCGCCGGTGAAGGCCCCGCTTGTGCCACGGTAGACGGAGCGCACGGTCCCGTCGGAGTAGGCGCTCGTGCCGCCGTCAACGTCGCGGAACTGGTAGAGCACCTTGACTGCGTCCGGGGTGTCCTCCGCCTGCTTGCGCACATCGAAGTCGATGCCCGGGGAGCTGGCGTTGATGAGGTAGTCGTTCGCGGCGTCTGGCGTAGCGCGCTCTTTGCAGTAGAAGGTCGGTACGCCGGACACGTCCCAGTATCCGTAGTCGAGGGGGTCGACGTTCGTCGCCACCAGGTCCTCGATGCCGTCGGCCCGTGAGGTGTGCGGCCGCAGCCTGAGGCCCCAGTTCGAGTTGCCGATGCCGCCCGGCTGCGCGCTGCTCCACGTCGTGAGACCGGTGGCCAGGGCGGTGTCGAACACGGCGAAATCGACGTAGGGGCCGTTGAAGTAGTACCCGCTTCCCGGGCCGACGCCGGTCACTGCATCGACCTTGAAGGCGGTGTTGTCGCCGGCGGTGACCGTATGCCAGCCGTCATAGTTGGCGTCCGTGTTGCAGATGAAGATGCGGTCGCCGATCTTGAGGTCAATGCCGCCCACCGGGGTGATGGTCCCGTCTGCGGCGATGGTGTCGATCTGGTCGCGGTAGGGGACCATGGTCGACGACAGGACCGCGATCTTGCTCAGAGAGATGTAGCGGTCCTGCCCCATGCCAGACACCGCGTTCGTGAATGCGCCGAGCTTCAACCTCAGAGCCTTCGCGCCGGACGTCCCCGTGACTGGGATGTAGAACGCAGTCCCCGTCCACTCGGCCAGGTCGTACCAGGTCTCCTCGTCGGCGAATGACCCGAACGGGGAGTCCGAGGACGACAGGCTGGCGCGCCAGTTCACGGTCGGCGTCGCCATGTCGAGGGTGCGCCCAGCGCTGATGCCGATGATGCCGAGGATGTCGATGTCCGGGTCGCCCATGCCTTCGTCGAGCCAGTAATAGAGGCTCTTGCTGGATCCCGCCTTGAGGCTCTGACCATCTTCCAGGCGTATCTCGACCTTGCCCTCGGTGTTGACTATCCACGGTCCACCGGTCTCGCGCTCGAACCACTTGCTCGTGTCGTCGTCGGCCCATGTCTTGCAGAAGTCCTTGCGCAGCCCCGCCCTCCACCAGAGTCCGGCCGCCGTCACCTCGTAGTACGCCTGCCCGTCCTCGATGACGGCCCTGCTCAGGTCGTTGGTGATCGTCCCCTGGAAGAGCGTTACCGGAGTGGAGCCGTGCGCGATGACGACCGCGTCCCCCTTCGCCATCGTGTGCCCGTCGCGAACGTAGGCCACGTAGGGTGACGACGCCTCGATGCGGAAGGTGCACTCGCCGAAGCCCCCCGGGTTGGTGTTGCTGTAGCTGAGTCCGGGGAGCAGAGCGGCGGTGAAGTCGTGGCCTCCGACGGTGACCGAGAGCGTGCCGTCGAAGAGGGGGTTGGTCTCGGTCATGATCTCGGCACCTTGGTGACCGTCGGAGCGCTGCTGTTTGCGATCCTCAGGTGGTCACCTCCGCGCAGGAACACCGATCCCGCCGTCTGCGTCAGGTCGATCTGAGAAGTGCCATCGTTGGGCGAGAGCACGAGCCCGCTGACGGTACCGCCCAGGACCACCAGCTCCTCGTCGTAGTGGTCGCGGTTGTGGTACCAGGCGATCGCCGAACCGGCACTTCCGGCCAGCGTGACGTTGACGGCGATGCTGAAGTGCGTCGCGTCGATCTTGGTGACGACCCTACCCGTGCCGTTGATCGAAGGCGTCGAGTTGCTGCCGGAGATGTCCACGAGGTCGCCTGACTCCAGCCCGTGGGCACCAGTGGTCCGCACGATGGTCGGATTCGCCAGGGTGATCTCGTCGATCGTCTTCGCTGCAGGAACGGTAATAGCACCGACTGTCGGCTCGACCGGCAGGTGGACGTTGCGCGTGCGGATGCGCGGAGCGAACGCCTGACCCATGCTGTTGTAGTAGCCCCAGACGTCGGTGGTCGAGGGCATGTTGGAGAAGTCCGAGTCCTCGATGGTGAAGCCGTTCTTGAGTGTCCCGAAGGTCTTGTAGACCGCGACCACACTGCCGTTGGCCGGACCGGTGTACTGGCGCACGTTGACGTTCTTGATGCTGATGTTGTCGAGGTCGTCGTCGGTGACCCACAGGCCGACGACGAACAGCCGGAAGCCGATCGCGAGGCCGGGGTCGGTGACCGTGTAGTCGAGCGTCACGCCGTCGATGTTGTAGGTGACGCCGCCCGTCCCGTTGAGCACGAAGAGGGAGTCGTAGCAGGAGGTCACCGAGTTGTGGTCGGTGACGTACTTGATGTCGATGTCGCGCAGCACCACGTTGGCCGGACCGCGCGGCGTGAAGCGGAACGGTTCCACGAACTGCCAATCAGCTTCCATGCTGGCGATGTTCATATCGCACTTGAAGCCGTCGACGACGAGCTTGGCCAGCTGCGCGTCGCTGTCGACGAAGATGGCATTACCGGAGGCGAGCGTCGTGTCCGGGTAGTCGATGGTAGCGGCGTCAAGCATGTAGGAGCAGTCGCGCAGCGTCACCGAGCCGTGAGGATCTCCGGCTGTGGTGACCAGCCCGGCGATCTGGAAAGCCTTGGCGATACAGCCGTCCCTCTCCGCCGTAGTGCCGTAGTACTCTGCCCGACAACCCTCGAAGAGGACGTGGCCGTCGGTGTAGACGGGGTGGTTGAAGTTGCCGACACCGAAGGCCACGCTGGCGGCGTTGCGGACGACGCAGTCGCGGATGATGGCGTTGTCCCAGCCGTTGACCTCGATGCCGTACTCGCCATTGTTCATGCCGATGCAGCGCTCCATGAAGAGGCTGCCGCCGTGCGAGCTCTGGCCGAGCTGGAAGCTGTCGGATTGGCTGGTGATGGTGTTGTCCGTGCGCAGGTCGACGGTGTCGTGGAAGCAGTCGCGCAGGATGACGTCGTCGGTGATGATGTTGGTGACGTTGTCTGCGGCGCCGACCAATCCGCCTCCGACGAAGACTCCGGTGACGCCGCCCTCGATGTGGACGTTCTCGATGCGGATGTGCTGGATGTAGCTCGGGTCGCTGCGGTCCTCGTGGTCCTGGTAGCAGCGGATGTTGACGCCCTGCCCGTAGTTCCCGCTGCGTCCCAGATTGAGGATGTTGATGTCGCGGAGGACGATGTCATCGTAGTTGCAGCGGATCGAGTTGCCGCTGATGTGTGACGGGCCGGGGCAGATGACGGCGTTGCTCCAGTTGCCGTCGCAGTCGATGACGAAGCCCTCGATAGCGAGGTGCTGATACCAGACGTCCTCCGCTGTCCTGGCTGCGCCGCAGAAGACGTGGCCGTCGGTCGAGATCCCATCGGCAGCCACCGAGGGGCCGAGCTTGATGGTCGCGCCGTAGCCGGAGAAGCGCAGCGTTGCCGCGTTGGAGTGCGGCATCAGTATCCCGGTCGTCTCCAGGAAGTAGACGCCGGCCGGGAACTCGATGGTGCCGCCGGCCGTGCCGGCGGCGGAGACGGCGGCATTGATCGCTGCCGAGTCGTCCGTGGACCCGTCCCCGGTCGCCCCGAAGTCCATGACGTTAAGGAATGGCAGCCCAGTCACCGTCGCCTGAACGAGGTCGCAGAAGCGCACGAGCCGCATCACCAGTGTGTCCCCGGCGACCTTGTACCAAAGCGTAGGAGAGTCGGAGTAGATCTCGACACGGCCTCGGTCACTCGTCGTCGTTGGGTTCGCAACGGGGGCGCCGTTCACGTCCTCCAACGCAGCCGGGACAGTGCCGCCAGCGTCGGTATAGACCGTGACGACAGTGTTGCACACCGATTGACCGAGGATGTTGCGTATAGTGCCCGCGTATAGGTAGCTCATTCGCGCCTCACATGCTCGGGCCGAACACTGCGCTGGCTCCACCGGCGCCGCCGGCTGGCGTGCCGGTCGTGTCAGGGAGTCTGTTCAGCACCAGGTCGACGGTGACGAGGAGGATGTCCTGATAGGGCTGCAGCAAGCGCGGGTCCACGGGGTTGCTGGTGACGATGTAGTGCGTGACTCCGTCGAAGATGAGCTCTCCAGGCGAGGCGACGCTGCAAGCGGCGATCTTGGCGTTGAGTGAGGCGACGCTCGAGGCAATCGCGGGGACCGAGACCCCTCGTATCTCGAGGGGGACGACCATCTGCACGAGGGCGGCATCGCTCACGTTCGCCTGCGCGACCGTACCGGCATAGCCGCGGTACTCGTCGAAGCTGACGGTTGGGGAACCGAGGTCGACGCCGAGCAGTGTCTTGAAGACGAGACCGTCGTTGAGGTCGAGGCCGTCGAAGTCGACCTGCATGCGGGTCATCAGCGCCTCCTCGCACTACGGGCGGCGGAACGCTCGACCGCCCTGGCCACGTGCGGGGCGATGATCTCGCCGACCTGCTTCGCCGTACCGATGAGGGTCGTTCCGCCGGGGACGACGACATTGACGTTGATGGTGGTCGTACCGCGGGATGCCCCACCAGCTCCGTTGCCGCCGGCGACGGCCAGTTGTACCCGAGGCGCGGCGTTCACAGAGAGCCGCGGGCCGATCTCTCCGACCTGCGCGTATAGGGCGGAGAGCTGGTCGTCGATGCCGTCCATGAGGCCGCCGATGATGGCCTGGCCGGCGGGGCGCAGGAGTACCTTGTCGTACTCGAGCGGTCCCTTGAGATCCCGAATCTTGCCGGCGATGGACGAGACCTCGTCCCAGACGGCGCCGAGGGCGTCGCGGATGCCGTTCAGCAGGCCGCTGATGATCGAGCGCCCCGCCTCGTAGAGCAGGCTGCCGAGGCTGCCCAGTGCGCCAAGGATCCTGCCGGGCAGGCCCTTGACGTAGCCGACCACGGCGGAGACGCCGGCGGAGACCGCGCTCTTGATGCCGCCCCAGGCCGCGGATGTGAGCGCCCTCACGGCCGCCCAGGCGGCCCTGAGCAGGGCGACAACCAGGCTTCCCAGCGCCCTCACGATGGTGCCGATGGCCTTGGCGACGTTGCTCATGATGCTCTTGACGCCGTTCCAGGCGCCGCGCCAGTCGCCGCGGATGAGCGCCATGGCCACCTTGACGACGTCGACGATGACCTTGAAGGCGGTCGAGATGATGGTCGAGAGGATCTTGAAGATGGGGCCGACGACGGTGACGATGCCGGCCCAGTGCCGCTTGATGAACCGCGCCAGCATGACGACGTAGCCGATCACCTTGGCCTGCGTCTTGATGAAGTCGACAAGCAGCGGCTTGAGGTAGGTGAACGCCTTGCCGAGGACGGTCCCCAGATAGGAGGCGGCCATCTTCACCGGCCCCTTGATGACGTCCCAGAGCTTGCTCAGGTTGGTGAGGACGTCCTTGATCGGGCCCATGAACGCGGAGGTGTCCATGCCGCCGCCGGAGAACAGCGACTTCACGGACCCGAAGACGCTGCCGAGCACCTTGAACACGCCGCCGATGCCGCCGACGAGCTTGGTGACGACCGCCTGGATCTGCGGCATCGCCTGGACGATGGCCGGCATGGCCTCCTTCGCCAGCCAGGTGAACAGCGGCTTCATCGCCGTGGCGAAGACCTGCGTCGCGCCGTCCTTGATCGTCGACCAGAGGCCGGAGAAGGAGCGGCTCTGCTTGTCCATCATGCCGCCGAACATCGAACCCTTCTCGGTCATGCCGACGATGGACTTCTCGATATCGGGGAAGCCGACCTTGCCGGCCTCGACCAGGCCGCGCACCTCGCCCTGGCTGACGCCGAGCTGCTTCGCCAGAGCCCCGTAGATGGGGATGCCGCGACCGGCCATCTGATTGATGTCCTCCATGCTGATGCGGCCGGAGACCTTCATCTTGCCGTAGAGGTCGCTCATCTCGCCGATCGGGATGTTGAGGGCGGAGGAGATGTCGCCGAGGCGGGTCATCGTCGGGATGACGTCCTTCTGCGCGACCCCGTAGGCGACCAGGCGCTTGGTCGCGTCGGCAAGCTCGGGGAACTCGAACGGCGTGGCGGCGCTCATCTTGGTGACGTCGGCGATGAGCGCCTTCGCCTTCGCGGTCGAGCCGAGCATGGTGCCCATGGCGATGGTCGTCTGCTCGACCGAGCTGTTGAACTTCATGCCGGCGACGCCGCCGGCGACCAGGCCGGCGCCGAGGGCTGCGACGCCGCCGACCGCGGCTCCGACGGCGACCTTGCCGACCATGCCGGCCATGCCGCCGATCTTGCTGCCGAAACTGCTGAACTTGGAGTGCGCGGAGTCGAGCCCACGGTTGAAGCTCTTGTCGTCGAGGTCGAGGTAGGCGGTCAGCTCTCCGACGGTCATAGCCATCAGTCATCGCCTCCCTTCTTGGGCGGGAACAGGGCGAAGCGCAGGCGGGATTCGATGGCGAGCAGGCCGAGGATGCGGACGCTCAGCCAGCGCCCGGTGCGCTGGCTGAGCAGTCCCGGCTGGCTCAGGTCGATGGCGTAGTGCTCCTGCATGTCGGCCTCTATCAGCTCCCAGCGCCCGAGGATCTCGCGCCAGGTGCCGCCTTGGCCGCCACTGCCTTCGGGCCGTTCGACCCAGCGCGAGAGCCCCGTGACCGGGTGGACTTCGCCGGCATACTCTTCCGGCGCGCCTCCCGGCTCGGGGCCGGCGCTTCCCCCTGCGCGTTCCAGACTGCCTCGGCGGCCTCGAGGCCGGAGAGATGGTAGGCGATGAGGGCGTAGAAGACGGCCTTGATGTGGGCGCTGGTCAGGCCGTCGGCGACCATCTCCTCGTCGACGCCGCCGAGCAGCTCCTCGCGGAGGTCGGCTTCGTCGGCGTCGGAGACGGTCTGCTCGTCGGGGTCGAACTCGCCCCCCGACGCCTGGGCCTGCTGCAGCTTCTCGGCGACCGACTGCAGCAGCAGCCAGGAGCGCGCCGAGATCTCGCCGGGGAAGGCGTAGTCCTTGCCCCGGATCGGCAGCACGACTGGTTTGACGACAAGAAAGTCGTCAAGGTCACGGAAGGCCATGTCGGGCCCCCGGTCAGCTAATCGTCAGGATGACGGCGGTGGTGACGGACTCTCCGACGGTGTTGGTCACGTAGATGATGAACGGGCCCGCCACCTTAGCCGGCGCGAGGAAGACCAGCTCGTTGTCGTTCTCCGTGATGAACGTGGGCACGTTGGTGACGCCGAGCTTCATGCTCTGCACGTCGTCCGCTCCGGAGGCGAAGAAGCCGCGACCGACGAGGCGGTGCAGGGTGCCGCCGGCCTGGACGCCGACCGCCGGGCTGACGCTGTAGAGCACCGGCACGACGGCCGCGCCGTCGGGGTGCGTGATCGCCGTGCGGGCGCCCTGGCCGGTGAGCTTGACGGTAACCGAGGCCTTGGCGTCCATGCCGCCGCCGTCCTCGGACCAGCTGACCGACGCATAGCCGGTGTACGCCTCGACGCGCGGGCCGCCGACTTCCATCTCGTAGTAGCGGATCTCGACGCGGTTGCTGGCGCCCATGAGCACCGAGGCGGCGCGCAGCGCTTCCTGGCCGGTGTCGTAGGCGGTCGCCACGGCGGCGGTCACCTTGCGCGCCAGCTTGAGCTCGATGGCCCAGCCGATCGCCGTAATGACCGTGCTCTTGTAGCCGCCGCTGTCGTAGTCGGAGTCGTCCTGCTCGCTCGGGTCGAGCGGGGCCTTGAAGTCCTCGATGCCGAAGACGCCCGTCCACACCGGCGAGGCGTGCGTGCCGGTGTTGACGTCGAGGTACCACCTGCGCGCCAGCACACCGGCGCCGAGAGGGACTTTCGTGGTAGCGGGCATGCTGTTCTCCTTTTAGGTGCGGTGCGTGGACGGCCGGTGGACGGTCAGGTAGTAGTTGGAGGCGTTGCTCCAGCGGGCGTTCTCGTCCTGACCGAGAGTGACCGCCGATCGGCGCAGGCACTGGACGATCTTCACGCCCGTCGAGAGCGTGATGCCGGTGGCGCCGTGGAGCAGGTTGTAGATGGCGTCTTGGAGGTCGTCGACCGGGCGCGGGTCCTGCCCGCCCCAGCGGCAGCGGACCTGCACGCCGATGGTCGAGTCGGAGAGCGCCGGCGAGTCGTCGACGCCGTAGGCGCTGAGCGTGATGACGCGGTCCGGCGCCTGCGGGACGGTGCCGAGCACGATGCCGGTCTGCAGCACGGTGTAGGCGCCGGAGGTGCTGTAAGTCGCGCCGACGCCGCCTGCGGCGATGTACGCGGCGAGACCGGTGAGCAGGTCCGTGGTGAAGCCTGCGGTCACGTCTGCACCCGGTAGCGTAGTGACGTGCTGGCGTTGGCCACCCCGCTCCAAAGACAATCAGGGTAGCTCCCGTCCCAGTACGCGCGGAGTGTCGCGCTCTTATCGATGAGCACGTCGTCGACAATGAGATCGAGGGTGTCGCCCTCATGGATGTTGGAGAACTGGAGCAGCAAATTGCCCTTGCCAGTCGTCGCCCCACCTGCTGCGTGGGTCTTGTAGAACCTCTGCCAGTCAGCAGATGCGGCGATCGCCACACTCCCGCAATCGGAGACGTAGGCGCCGGCGTCGGTGTATGCCTCGAGATACTCGGTCAAGAGGCAGCCGGAGAGAGCCAGCTTCACATATCCCGAGACGGTCATGATGTCCGACGCGCCGATCGAGCCGTTGGGCGTCATGTGCTGGAAGCGCAGGGTCCTCCCGGCCACGTCTCCGGCGACGCCCGTGTACTGGATGCGCTGGGCAAGGCCGCCGTTACGACCGGGTACGAGGGTGCAGACGGGCGTGCCGGTCTTGTTCCCGGCAATCGTCCACCCGGACGCGAGACCCGGCGTCCCGCTCTCGATCTCGAAACTTGGCGCGGTGCAGTAGTTGGTGCCCGCCAGGACAACTAGCCCACCCGGTCCGCAGCTCTTCGCTCTGTGCTGGCGCAGCGGACTCATCAGGCGCTCTTGAACTCCGCGACCGTGAAGACGCCGCCGGCGTCGGTCTTGGCGAAGAAGGACCCGCGGCAGAACCAGCTGAGCGGCATGGCCGCGGCGCCGGCGGTGACGTAGGCGCCTCCGTCGACGATGGCGCAGTGGGCGTTGTAGGTGTCCTTGATCGCGTGCAGCAGGGTGTTGGCTGTCGCCTGGTCTGAGGCCGCGGGCACGGCGGTGAGCGTGGCGCTGTTGGTCGCGTCGGCGGTGCCGCCGTGAGCAACGGAGGCGTCGTTCATGTGGGCGAGCACTCCGGCCTTGGCGGCGTTGGCGGCGACGATGACGGCGGCGAGGTCGTCGGCAGTGGCGTCGCCGACGGCGCAGTGACTGTTCCAGTACGCCTTGAGCAGGTTGATCAGCGTCTGGGCGCTGGCCTCGTCCGTGGCCGCCGTGGTCGCAGTCGCGAGCGCGGTGTTGATCGGGTCGGCCACGCTGTGCACGGTCGCCGATCCGAAGTGGTCGATCATGGCGGTGCGCAGCAGGTTGACCTTCGTGACGAGCGCGCCGACCGCCGCCGGCGTGCCGCCGAAGTCGGTCGCTGTCGTGGCGGCGAGGTGGAAGACCGTCGAGGCGAGGTGGGCCGTGACGTCGTCGTCGAGCTCGTCGGCGAGCACGTAGCCCGTCGCGAGGCTCGCCATGTCGTCGGCGGTCGAGAGGTTGGTATCGTCGTCGACGAGGTGGCCGGCGACCCAGGCGGTGCCGGCCGCGATGTGGTAGGTGAGGCTGGCGATGTGCGTGTTCGTGTCGGCGAGGATCTCGTCGGCCGCGGTCTTGCTCTTCGCCAGGTCGTCGGGATCGGCGGCGGCGATGGTCGTCGTCGTGTCGGCGATCTTGTGCGTGATGATGGGCGCGTAGATGAGCGCGTGCGTCGTCACCCGCGGCCGCACGATGAGCTCGAGCACGTCGTCGTCGGGCGTCACCTTCATGTAGGCGGTGCCGGTGGGCGAGTAGACGGCGCAGACGGGGGTCTTCGGGTAGGGCAGGATCGCCCGAACGTTCTTCGCCGAGGCGTCGACTGTCATATCAGGCTCCTAGCTCCCGCGTGATCTCGCGGGCGATGATGGTCTCGACGCTGCGTCTCACGCCGGGGTCGGTGATCGGGGTCTCGAGGTACTTGGCCTGGCGCCCGACGTCGTGCTGCATCGTCATGTCCTCGTGCTGCACGACGGCGTAGGGCGTGTCGTAGGAGACGCAGGCCCGCAGCTGGTTCGGGTCGCTCGAGGCGACGCCGGAGCGCTCGAGCGTGCCCTCCTCGAAGGGCACCAGGCGCTTGCTCTGCTCGAGCACGTGCTCAGCGCCGATCGCAAGGCCACGCACCGCGCCCTGGCGCAGTTGCTCCTTCGCCTTGCCCCCGTACCACTTCACGGCCGTCCTCATGAGCAGGCCGCCTCGACGTGGGACACGCTGCCGCGCAGGGTCTTGGCGCTCACGGTGATGATGCTGCTCTGCCGTCCCTCGACGGTGATGCGCGACTCGGGCACGAGCAGGGCGGCGTCGTCGGGATGCACGTGGATGGTGAGCTCGGAGAGCGCCTCGGCGCCGTCGATGGTGCGCACGAGGCGGCGCTTGGGGTCGATGTTGCAGGCGATCGTCACGGAGGCGGCGTAGACCGGCCCGTAGGCGCTCTCGCCGCTGTAGGTCTCGACGGCGGCGGTCTGCTTGAGTAGCGAGCGGCGGATCTTCACAGCACGGAGGGTTCGGAGTTGTAGAGGCCGGCGTTACGCAGGATGCGCGCCGCCCGGGGGGCGAGGTACATCGGCGCCGTGCGGTTGTCGCCGGCGCCGTACTGCACCTGCAGGGCGCCGAGCACGACGCCTTGCAGGGGTCCAAGCACGTCGTCCTCTTCGTCGCCCGCCATCCAGAACTCGACCTGCGCGCAGCAGGCGTCGCGGAAGGCGGCGATGATGTCGGCGTCGGTCGGCAGGTCGTCGGTGTCCGTGTCGTAGACCGCCGTGCGGCAGTAGTCGTCGAGGACCTCGGAGGCCCGCGTCAGCAGGCGATCGAGATCCTCGGGTGGGGCAATGGTGACGGCCGGGGCCGGCGTGCCGTAGCCCGAGCCGCCGCCGGTGATGGTCAGCAGCGAGACGACGCCGTTGGCCACGGTCGCCGTGGCGGTGGCGCGGACGCCCGTGGTGGGCGCCGCGATGATGACCGCCGGGGCGGTGAGGTAGCCGTAGCCGCCACCAGCGCCGATGGCGAGAGCCGTGACGGCCCCGCCGACCACGGTGGCTGTGGCCGTAGCGGTGATGTTGCTCGAGCCGCTGAAGGTGGCGTACTCGGCGCTGGTGGCGTAGGCGGTCATGTCAGCGCTTCTTCCTGGCGCTGCGCTTGGCCTTGGCCGCGGCCGGCTTCGGGATGTCCTCGGGCTCCGTCACAGGCTGCTCCGCCGGCGCCTCGGTCGCTATCTCTGCCTCGGCGTTGGCGATGCGGTACCAGGGAGGCCCGAACTTCGCCGGGTCCTCCTCGGGCACCGTGACCTGGACTCCGGTCAGCCCGTTCTGGTAGCGAGCGGCCATGGTCAGACCGAGGGCAGCTGGACCCAGTACAGGAAGCCGGTCATCGACGCGGCGAAGGTGATGCGCAGCGTGCCGTTGTTCTGCAGGAAGCGCGCCGACTCGAGGCCGCCGATGATCTCGGCCGCGTAACTGGCGTCGCCGTCGGCGACGGAGACGCTCAGGTTGCCCTGGCCGGCCGAGTGCGCGGGCGGGTCGTCCCCGGCCAGGATGGTGACCGCCTTGGCGCCGTTGAAGGTGTTCTGGACGACCAGGAAGCCCTCCTCGAGAGGGCCTGCCGGCGTCACGACGGCCGTCTTGGCGGCGTCGATCGCGGTGCCGACGCCGGTGTCGATGGTGTAGTCGCCGGCCTTGGCCAGCTCGACGGTCGCGACTGCGAAATCAGTCATGTCTCGTTGCTCCTTCGCTCTGGTTCAGGGTCAGGATCCGCGTCCGGCTCAGGTCACCGAGCAGAGCGTCATGCAGATGGCCGACGGGCGCGTGACCTTGGCGCCGTAGAGGTGGAGGCCCTTGAGCGCGTCGGAGAAGCTGCCCTCGGGACGCAGTGCCTCGACCTTGTCGATCTGGTCGGCGAAGGTGATGGCGCTCGGGTGACCGGAGTAGACGTACCAGTCGTCGCCCGTCGAGAGCGCGTAGTTGGCCTGCAGGATCTCGAAGCCGAGAGCGCGGCCGACGACGCCGTTGCGGAAACCGCTCTGGTCGGTCTTCGCGTCGTAGGCGATGAAGCGGTCGTCGAGCACGAGCAGGCTGTGGAACCAGCTCGGGACGATCGTGTAGCGGCCGTCCTGCGGCACGTTGTTCTCGTCGAGCAGCTGCTTGTGCGCGACGAGGCGCGCGACCGCGAGGGCGCTCGTGGTGATCGCCGTGGCGCCGACCTTGTTGCCGGAGTCGACGTCCGACTCCATGATCGTCTGGACGTAGCTGTCGGCGTTCTCCGCCAGTCCTGCGCCGGCTTCGCGGGCCGCTTCGCTCATGAGGGCGCCGCCGTTGGCCGCCTGGGCCTTGTCGATGTCCTCGACCTTGAAGCCGAAGTAGTAGGACTGGTTGATGAGCAGGCTGCGCTGCGCGTCGGTGAGCTCCTCGAAGGTGATCGAGGTCGTCCCCGGCGTGTAGGCGGCGATCGTCGGGCGGCTGATCGAGGTGATCTTCACCGTGTCGCCGCCGCCGGTGATCTCGCCCTCGTAGTTGCGGTTGCAGACGAGGGGCGAGCTGAACACGTTCGCCTTGAGGAAGGCGGCCTGGAGCTCCTTTGCCCAGACCTCGGACTGGAAGTTGGTGATCGCCATTACGGCTCTCCTCTTCTCGCGTTGACTGGTACGAGACGAGGGCCGCCTGGGCTCTCATCGACCCCGGCGCCAGGCCGGGGGTGTCGGTCCTTTGTGCTGCTACTTCACGCCGAGGAGCTGGTTGAGGCGCCCCTCGGCCTTCGCCTTGACGACCTCGTCAGGGGTCATCGCCTTGACGTCCTCGGCCGTGAGCTGGCCGGCTGCCGGCGGCGTGGGCGGCAGCGGGCCACCGGAGCGCGCCGGGACGACCGGCGCGGCCTTGAGGGCGGGGTTCGCCTCGACGGCCGCCTTGATCGCCGTCTCGAGCTTGGCCGTGAAGTCCTCGGCGGCCGGGTCGATGGCGTCGAGCTGCGCCATGAAGCTGCGCGAGTCGGTGAGCGCCTCGGGCACGGCGCCGTGCTTGGCGGCCATGCGCAAGACGGCGTTCTCGACCTTCGCCTGCTTGGCCTCGGCGCGGGCGGCGTCACGCTCTTCGGCCGCCGTCTTGGCCGCCGCGGCGGGGTCGTCCGCCTCCTTGAGGCCGAGCGCCTTGGCGATCGCGTCGAGCGACGCCTGGTGCTCAGCGGCCACCGTGTTCGCCTTGGTGCGATGGGAGGCGGCCTCTTCGCGGGTGTCGCGGATGAGCTTCTGCGCCCAGGCCGGCAGAGACTCGACGGTCTCCGCCGCTGCCGCGCTCGTCGCCGGCGGGTCGACCGCGGGCGGCGTCTCGACGGCTGCCGGCTGCTCTGCTACCGCTGCTGCTTCTGACATGTGACGGAACCTCCAGGGCTCATTCGTCTGCCGCGGCGCCGGGCCGCAGCTGCTGTCCGACCATTCTGCAGCGAACGCACGACCGGAGCCGGGGCCATTTTCAGCGCGCCCCGAGACGTTCGCGATAGGGCTGCCTCTTGGCACTTGTGGTCGCGACGAGGTCGCGGATCTTCGCCTGGTAGGCGCGCGTCCTCGCCTTCGCCGCGGCGAGCGCCGCATCGTCCATGGCCGCGGCCTGCATGCGCTTACTGGCACGCACCTGGCGCTCGAGGTAGCGCAGCTTCGTGGTCGCCGCGTAGCCCTCGGGGTCGGCCGTGCCCTTCATCGGCGGCGTGACGCCGGGGATGAAAGCGCTGACCGAGTGCCGACAGTTCGTGTGCTGCAGGCCGGCGGCGTGGGCGTCGGCGAGCGACGGGTACCTCTGGTCGCGCCCCGAGAGCGAGAGCACCTTGCCCTCCCACGGCCGGCAGAGAGGGCACTCCCGCGGGGCGTCGCTGACGATCACGAGGTCGATGCCGTTCGCCTGCAGGCGGTCGACGTGGCCCTGCACGGCCGCCTTGCCGGTCCCGGTGCGCATCGCCATCTCGGTATACGAGGAGAGGTCCCAGCCGCGGCCGGCCTTGTCGACGAAGCCCGTGATGCCCTTCTCGGCGAAGCGGTCGAGCGCCGCCTGCGCGGCCTGCAGGCGCGTCTGCGTGCCGAGGAGGACCTGCTCCGCGGCCTCGGCGATGACGTCGCGGTAGGCATCGAGCGTCGAGCGCAGGATGCGAGCGTGCGTCGCACTGACGTAGCCCAGCGTCTCGGCCGTGAGCGCCTCGACGGCGCGCAGGCCGCCGAGCGCCTCGACCTCGGGACGTCCCGCCTTCGCGAGGTCGGCGACGGCCGAGAGGCCGCCACGCTCGTAGGCCTCGGCGATGGCCGTCTCGACGCCCGTGGCCGCCTGCGCCCTGAGGTCGCGCAGCAGGAGCTCGGCCTCGCGCCGGTACTCGGAGACCTGGGCGAGCTTCTCCGCCGCCCAGCCGGGCGAGTCCGCGCCCCGGGCCAGGCGCCGAGCGATGCGCGTGAGCAGCTGACGCTCGGCCTCGGCGTAGTGGGCGACGACCTCCGCCGCGAGCTCCTCGGCGTGGGCGGGTGAGACGGGCATCAGTTCGGACTGATCGGCAGCTTGATCACGTGCTTGCGCTTGCCGTCCTTCATAAGCCACGACCGGAACTCGAAGCGTCCCGGCGAGACGACCCACTTGCGTAGGGTGGTGAACTCCTCGACGGAGTCGCCCCGCACGCAGTCGAGCGTGATGAATCGGTCTTGCTTGCCCATCTCAGTCGTCCGGCAGCTCGGCCACGAGCTCCTGCGTCCACACGCCGCAGAGCAGCGTCACGCGGATCCTGCCGTGGGTCCGTCCCTGCAGCCACATGCCGAAGGTCGTGACGAAGGCCATCAGTCTGCCAGGGCCAAGCGCTTGGCTTCGTTGGCGGCACGAGTGGCGCGCCACTTCCTCACCTTGTCGCTCTCCAGCGATGCGTTCAGGCGGTCGATCAGGTCACCGACCTCTAGCTCTTCACCATCTGGCCCAAGGATTTGGTTGTCGTCCTCCGAC